TGTCCACGCTCCTGCACAATCATGTGGGCTGTCCGGCTTTGATCCGTAAACAGCACCTTTAACTGTTCCGGAGTATTTCCAACCGTCAGAATTCGCAGGTAATCCCCGTGGGATTCAACCTGCTGAACAATAATCTCGGTTGCATCATTAAAAATAAGCTTCATAAATATCAGTCCTTTCTTAATCTTTTGGAAAAATAAATATTTGTCGGAGGTATCAACTCATGAAAATGTCACCCTTAAAACCGGCGTGCGTTTGACGCGCTACGGAAAACTCCGCGTGCTCAGTCTTGTTAACGCGAGCAGTCCTACAGCAGGCGATATCGTAAGACTACCGTCGGATGATATACCCTCTGATTATGTAATGTCATCTGCCTCGGTTCGGGGGCAAACACGAGGAGATTATTTTGTTTCTATAACGCCTGCTGGTGCCAATCCCCCGGGAAGAGTAGGACTTTTTACCGGAAATAATGAGGCACAAGTTGTAAGTGGGGGTTATATTGTAGCTTGCGTAACGTGGTGTGTACAATAAGATTTAATTATTTTTTATGTACTCCATAACTACGATGGCGGAATATGGCGTAGATGTCTGACTCGTATAAATCATTATCTTTTCACTGTTTGCTTGCAATGACATTGCAATACCACCATTGACATCGGGATAAGGCAAACCGATGGTATAACGAGAGCTAAGATTGAGGTTGCGTGCCGATCCGTATAGATGTATCACGCGATCAATATTTTCCACGCCATGAGCCACTTCGGTTTTCGTCGCGTTCTGTGCGATGTTTCCGATCATAATAACTTTGCGGTATAAGTTGCGACCATCAATCCACTTGCCGATAACTTGCTCGTCTCTTGAGTATTCATATCCCGCTGATTTTACTTGTAACTCCGACAAATATTTATTTATCGTAGACATGTCGTCCATCATCGGAGGTATGATATCGACGCCCGTAACATTTATCCCATCCAAATTAATTACAAATACCGGACAATACACTTCTGCATCACCCGCCTGAATATCTCCATCCGTTACTGGCATACTAGGCACTGCCGGATTACTTGCTGCTGGCGCACCCTGCACAACTGCCCATTCACCGGACTCAATGTTTTGTGACGAGTCATATGTATATTTGACTGCAATCACATCTTTTCTCTTCATTCCTTGATTACCATTATTGATGGTTACCTCATCGTAAACCCCAACTTTTACAGTAAAGAGAGCGCCCTGAAACATCAGCGCGCCATCTTTGATACGGATTTTATTTGAGCTCTGCACTTCCGGCGTCAGCATACTTCCCGTATTAAGGATACAGGCATTCGCTCCAAAAATACCCTGTTGAAGCTGCCGAACCTGCTGTGATGTGATGTGTGGTTTCCCCGATCTTCCTGTTACTAATTCCATAATTAATCATCTCCTTCTACTTTATATTCAAGAGAGCTCTTCCCTCCCGCTACCCGGTAAATCTTTTTTGCAATCGGCTTTGCCGCATACATCCCAGTGTCGTAATCACGCCCGCCGATAATATCCCCAATCTCAACATTCATTTTTAACTGCTCAACATTCATTTCAAAAATAGTTCTGTTCATAAGCTTCGCCAGCTTTTCTCTTCCTTTTTCTTCCAGTTCATCACGCTCTGCTGACGTATTTTCATATACTCCACAAACTTCCCTGATTCCTGTATAAAACAAATCTCTGCCAATACTGCCATCCTCCTGGACGTACAGATCAATTACCTGCCGATCCTGCAATTCGCCTTTTCCAAGACAAATCAAATGATTGATACCGTTTTTATTTTCATCAAATGTAAAGTTCAACCTGCTGTCCTGTGACAGTTCAATTTTTTCCGAGTAGTCCACAATCGGCACTGCCGACAGTTCTACATATCCGGGTTGCCCTCTCTCCTGCTGTACATACCGTATCTGTAACCGATACCCGACACTTTTTAACATCTTTGTGAGACCTGCCAGTAAAGTACAGTACCTGTCAAATTGATAATCAGTTACAAATATTCCCGTATCACTTCGGGATACAACAAAATAATCACCGAAATGTTCTGCGATCAGACCATCTAACACTGCACTTAGTTCACCGGATACTTTCTTATAATCCTGCCCGCTGGGTGGACGAATGATTTTCTTTTCCAACATTCCTCTCCACGTCCTGCCAAATAAAGATATTGTGCTATCTGTCGTGTTTATCTTCTTCCTCCCGATAATACCGCCAAACTCTGTATCATTGATGTAAAACACATTCCCATACTTATATCGGTCATCCCACTGATCGCGCCGAATCTTGATTTCATAATCGTTTTCATCCGATCCAATCGCCATATCAATTTCCGATCCCATCACTGGACGGATATCCCGGAAATTCTGATCCGCAAGGATCAACTGCCTTTCGTCTTGCATTTCGGCTCGCTCCTTTCGCAATATAATTTAAGATCGAAGCCGAAACTTCCTGACCAAACAACACGGATGTTTCCCGGCGCGATCAGATCGAATACTGACTGTTGCTTTGCTCGGGAATCATAAATATCCTGTCGGACTCCATCCGACCTATATTTAATAATCGTATTATTACGGCTATTGATCTGCATGTAATCATTCTCGTCCAGAGACGTATAAACTTGATACGGATGCCCATTAATTAAGATCATCGGATCTGTCACAGGCCCGAAAACCGTCAGAAGAAATTCGCAGGGGGCAAAATGATCTACTGTCCAAATCAAATCACTGCCATATGGCATTGTGTAATCATAGTTAAAATCATGCTCATAGTCTAAATGCCCCCCTGGACCATCCCCTGATATGATCTGCTGAAAAGATCTTGATACTTCGTGAATCCAAAACGGATGATCCGTCACAACGGTAAGATTTTTAACCTGTATCGGAACACCCATAAACGCATCCGTTTTTATATCGCCGGATATATAGCAGGACAAATACTGATCTCCAATGTACAGCCGCCCGGGTTTGTGATTTATGATATCTTTTACAACGATGCTGTGGAAATTATTCAGGATGTCCGCAAATTCCTCATCTGTATCCGCGGTTACAGTAACCGTAATGGGATATGTTGCCGTTTCTCTTGTAAATAACGTTATTTTCCCATTATCTGTATCTGCATCCCACGAATAGTTGAATAACTCTTGATACTTCAAAATCACATTTTCAGAATCGAGGAGAATCTTTTCGTTCAGATGGTTCACATAATACACATCCATTTACAGAAGCCCCCTTTCTCGCAAATGCTCATCCATAATTCTGCCGAGTTCCCTGCTGCCCACTGATAAAGTAAGTTCCCTGACCGCAGATTTCATACACTTTTCCATCTTATTGTAATCAATCCCCGGATCGTTACTATACGCCTTGTTCTCCTCTGCTGTCAGGACACGTTCTCCTTTGTGCAGCACTGCCTGATAACCGTCGTAGGGTACGTTATCAAGTCCGTTATAGTGAGAATATCCCTGCGCTGCTGAAATCGCAGCGTTAATACCGCTTGTTATTGCATTCGTTGCTAATGTGATCGACAGTGTCCTCGCTCTCGTGGCGTTGTTCGCCTCCTCATCAATCGCCCGTAAATCTGCGATTGTTCCGTCTTTATTAACCTTTACCTCACAAGGAGTTCCGTTTAAAATCGCAATTCCTTCCCGCGTACCGTCTGCCGACTTTTTAATATCTGACAAGGAGCTCACAACATCCCCATTCGCATTGACGAGTTCACCGTTCTTCTCTTTCAGTCCATCTAAGGATGTTCCCAGCATCTCAAAAGATCCTTTTCCGTTCAGCGCCATCTCCATCGTGGCCGCTTGAATTTCTTGCGAATATCCAACAAGTGTTCCAGACGCTTCGTGATAGAGACCGACGATCTTGCCTGTTGCCTGATCATAATTGACCACGATATCTTCATTCGTGCCTTTTTCCATGTTATATAGGGTATAACATCCTGACTCTGTAATTTGCTCTAACCCTGCATACCTTTCCTGTACCTTTTGCAGATACTCAGCATTCCTTTCCTCCTCTCCTGTGAGGATCTGACCATTCAAGTCGCTGATCCCCTCCAGTAATTTCGGATTATATTCTTCGATAATGCTGAGGTATTCATCGTAAAGGTCACGCTGTTCTGTAATCTTTTTCTGCTTGTCCTGCTCTAAATTTGCGATCTGTTCCTCGTAATATGCCCGATCTTCTTCCTTGCATGTGCTAAGTTTACTTTGCAGCAACTGAATTTCTGTATCGTAAGCTGCTTGTATCTGTACGATCTCATCATCTCGGATCTTCGCTTTCTCTTGCAAAAGTTCCGATGCACTTTCCAGATCCATCGTCCGCGCCCGAGCAGCAAACTCATTTTTTGCATAAAGAATTTCTTGCTCTGTTCCTCCCAGTGCTTCCAACTCAATCTGACGCATCCGTTCGTTTTTACTTTGGATGTCTGCAATTTCCTGCTCATTCAACTGCCGTTTTTCATTCATTGCATTTTGCTGGATCGCAAGAATTTCGCCTTGTAACGTCTGTACTTCACTGATCTGCGCATCACTTGATTGCGACAACAGTTCCAGTACTTTCTGTTCGCTTTCATCAATCACCTGATCATCTGCGATGAACAGTTCTTTCAGTCCGCTTTGTGCCTCCTCTTTCCTGCTTTCGATCGTCGAGATTACTTCGTCACATATACCATTAACACGTTTCGTGAATCCGTCGGCTTCCTCCTGTGTCATGATTCCATCAAATCCGATCTCGTGCAAGTACACACTGAATTCCTGCACTTTTTTCGTAGATTCTTCCACGGCTTCCTGAAATTCAGGGCTTAACTCATCGCTGAATTCTTTATGTACATACCCCATTTCTTCCAGTTCTTCTTTCGTGTACCTCGTAACTCCTTGCAGGTCTGCCAGCGCTTCTTCCAGCCATGACATTTCCTCTCTCGATTTAAGGACTGTGGAATTGAGCACATCGCTTTGCTCATGAAGAGCATATACTCCGGCGCCAACCACCGCTAAACCTGC